AGAAACTTTAGAAGCCCAAATCAAAACGAACTCTAAAGCTGTAGAAATTAAAGCGGCCAAAGATCAATACAACAAAGATTTACAAGAATTAGAGGCACAAAAGAATAGGTTAAACGCAGACGATAACAAGTTAAATAAGAAGTTAAACGATAGTAAGACTTTATTATCAACAATAGAAGCCAAGATAGCAGCACACAATCAACAAGAGCAAGCAATAGAAACCAATAAGCAACTTAACGAGTCAATAGACAATATTAAAGCCGATTTGAAAACTATTGAGAAGGACTTACAGACCAAAAACGATTCAATAGCAGATATTACCGCGAACAAAAGATTGGCCGAGAACTCCAAGATCAAGTATGAGAAGGCAATAGAGAAATTAAAGGACTTGGAAGCAAAATCAAAAGACTATCAGTACTATTTGCAAGCAGTACACAGAGACGGTTTACCTCACAGACTAATCGCAAACACAATACCACAGATTGAGGACGAAATCAACAACATCTTGTCACAATTGGTGGATTTTGCAGTAGTTTTACACGCTGACGATAAAAATATAAACGCATACATCGCTTATGACGAAGATAACTTTTGGCCTTTGGAACTTACTTCTGGAATGGAGAAGTTCGTTGCAAGTTTGGCTATCCGAACCTCTCTTATCAACGTATCCACTCTTCCTAGGCCCAACTTTGTGGCAATAGACGAAGGCTTTGGAGCGCTTGATCAGACTAACCTGAGCTCAATGGTCATGCTATTTGACTATCTTAAGACACAATTTAAGTTTATTATGATCATATCCCATATTGACTCTATGAGAGACGTGGTAGATCACCATATAGAGATCAACAAAGTCAATGGTAGATCCAAGATAGAACAGACCGCTTAGATATTTATTACCATGATCAAAACAATCATTGCAATATATCCAGGACGCTTCCAACCATTTGGCAGACACCACGCAGAATCATTTAAGTGGTTAGAATCTAAATTTGGTAAAGGTAAAACCTTCATTGCAACATCCGACGTAGTTACAGCTCCTAAAAGTCCTCTTAATTTTAAAGAAAAGAAAGAAATCATAAGCAAATACGGCTATGGTTCTAGTCTTGTTCAAGTTAAAAATCCCTATCAAGCTCAAGAAATTACCGAAAAGTTTGATCCAAAGACTACAGCGGTTGTTTTCATGGTTGGAGAGAAAGATATGAAGGAAGATCCTAGATTTAAGATAGGAAAAAAGAAAGACGGAGGCGATTCTTACTTCCAAGCTTACAAACCTGGAATGCAAATGCAAGGCTACATACAACACGGCTATTTGATCGTTGCTCCTCACACCTCTTTTAAAATTACAGGATTTGGCGAGATGAGCGGCACTACTATTAGACAAGCCTTATCTTCTAAATCCACACCAGAACAATACAAGAAATTATTTACCGATATCTTTGGTTGGTACGATCCTAAAATTGCAGAAATGTTGAAAAAAAAGTTTTCTCAATCTAGCTTAAAAGAATCCTCTAGTTTTGAGAAGTCTCTTATATTAGAATATCTAGTTTACAATTTATTAAACGAAGGTGGAGCTGCTGGACACATGGCACACCCTTTCGATATTCCTTCTGTAAAAACTGGTAAAGATCTTATCGACGTTTTTAACAAGACAGCAGTAAGTTTAACAAAGAAGCCAGTTCCAGTTAAAATAGACGGCATCAATGCTTCTATTAGACTTGGAAAAATAGACGGTAAAGTACAATTTGCAATGGACAGAGGCTCTAATAAGCCGCTAGACGTTAAAGGCGTTACTTCTAAAGACCTAACTGATAGATTTGGCGAAGGCCATGGCATGATTAAGATCGGCGGTAAAGTTTTAGAGATATTCAACAAGGCATTGCCAGCTATTAAAGGAGAACTTGCTCAGTTAGGTATGCTAAAGAATCCAAACATCTTATTTAATATAGAATATGTAGAAGGAAAATCAAATGTACAAGAGTACGAGAGTAACTTCTTAGCAATACACAATCTTTTACAGATAGATAGAGTTAGTCCAACTAAAAGAGTGACCAAAGAGATCTCTTACGACAAGAAAGCATTACAGTCTTTGATAGAGAAGATGACGCCAATAGCAAAAAAGTACGGATTCGAAGTAATGGGAGAAATTCCTGCCAAGTTAAAAGGCAAACCTAACTTCTCTTCAGCTTTATCTAAGAGCTACACAGTAGTTTTAAGTAAAGGAAAGAAAGAAACCAAATCATTGAGCGATTGGTTGAGCAAGGCTAAGAACACAAAGGGCATGAAATTGAAATTAAAAGACGGAAAGACTGTCGATGCTCTAAGCAAACAAGTGTTTATGTGGATCATGGATGGAAAACCAGTAGATCAGTTAGTCTCTGACATGAAAGATGCTCAGATTGCTATTGATTCTTTTGTAATATACAATGCTACTATGCATTTAGGAGACGTTATCTTGGACAATATGACTTCACCGCTTGGAGACGTTAAAGATCAAGAGGGAATAGTAGTAAGAGACAAAGCAGTTTACGACAAACCATATAAAATCACCGGATCCTTTATAGTTAGAGGTTTACAAACCGCATTCGGAAAATAACATGACGCCAAAAGAAAAAATAGCAATCATAAAAGACTTTGTTGAATTCTGCGAAAATGAAATAAACATAGAAGAGCTTCCAAAGATTAAATTTATTTTGGACAACAAATGGGCAAAACATTTGCATAGTTTTGGCCGATACCGAAACGAAAAGCGAGACGTAACTGTTTACATGGGTAAAAGAAATTTGGCCGATACGCTTAGAACGCTAGCACACGAATTGGTTCATCACAGACAAAACGAACTTGGAAAACTTGACATGAATAGCGGAGACACCGGGTCTAATATAGAAAACGAGGCCAATTCAATGGCAGGTATATTAATGAGAAAATTTGGAAAAACTCACGAAATGATATACGAATCCAAAAGTTTAAAACTTACCGATATCTTAAAAGAAATAAAACAAAAGTAGAATGCAACAATCAGTTTTGAAAAAAGAATTTAGCAAGAAGGACGTACAAAGAGCCAGAAACATTATTACTGGTAACACCGGAGCTGCTACACAGACTTTGGCCGGTTGGGAAAAGAAATCTATAGATCATACAGAAGGAGACGTTTGGGAAGAAGACGGACGCAAATGGACTATATCCAATGGTATTAAGCAGAACATTACCAAGATGGACAAGTTCAAAAAGCTAGTGGTCATGCCTTTGTGTTGTCCGAAGTGCAAAAAAGCGATGAAGCTTACTGATCTTAATAAGAAAATGTACGCTATTCATGATAGATGCTTTGATTGCGTAATTGAAATGGAAGCAAAGATAAAATTGGACGGAAAATGGGAAGAGTACGAGCGTGGAATGGTAAAATCCAACGCTAGGGCCAGCTTATTGGACTTCGAAAAAGCAGTAGATGCATGGTACGAGGAAAAAGACACCTTTGTTTCTGAGCAAGGCGACGTTGAAAAGTGGTCAGGTGGAGATAAGAATAAGATGTACGAAGAAATTAAAGCCAGACTACAAGAGATCAAAAGTTCCGATATTTATTAATAAAATTTTCAATGCCTGCTACATCAATCAAACAACAACAAGCAATGGGTATCGCAAGAGGAATCCAAAAAGGTGAAATCGAACCCAAAAAAGGCACTACTTCAGCTAAAATCGCAAAAACAATGAAACCAGGAGACGTAAAAGACTTCGCTTCTACAGAACACGAAGGCTTACCTAAAAAAGCAAAGAAAGAAAGCATTGACGGTGCTATCGATACATTATACATGGTTAAAAAGCCTTATTCAGGCTGTCAATTAACTGATCTTGTTCAACCAATCGATCCCTTAGTAGGTCTTGGTGGTTCAGAAATAGTTCCAGATCACGTACACGCTGTATTTGCAGATCAAGATCAAGCTCAATCAATTGCAGAAGGTCTTTACGAAGAACATGGTCAAAAGATGGAGGCTTTAGAAGAAAAGAAAAACGATGTAGCTTCTAAAATTACAAAGGCAATAGAGGAATTTGAAAAGAAAAGAAAGGAACACGTAGATGCAGCTAAAGCAGACCCTAAAAACGCTAGTCAACACAAAGATAAGATTGCTATGATGGCTACAAAGATCGACGATTTGATGAGTAAGCTTGAAAAAGTTGAAAGATCAAAAAAAATAGAAGACAAAAAAGAAAAAAAGGTAGTTAAAGAAGCCGTAGCACCTCCAATTCCTTCAATAAACAATAGCACAAGCGGTTTGGCAAAAGCATTTAGACAATACGCTCAAGATGTAACTTCTAAATCAGGTATGTCTTCAAAAGAGATCGCAGGTATTGAAAAATTAATTAACACTATTTTATCAAAAGCTTCTGCAGCAGAAATTGGAATCGCTATAGATAAAGCCCAAATGGCATTAGATAATTCTACTAAAAATTTAGGAGGAAAACCACCAGTACCATCGCTACCAAAAAGTGCAACAAGTAAACCAGGAGCACCACCATTACCTCCATTACCAAAGAAAAAATAATTAAATGGACCAATTCTCAACCCTAATAGGCACATTGATGCAAAGCCGTAATCAGGCTCACATCTACCATTTACAAACTGAATCTTTTGCAGCTCATGCAGCATTGAATACATACTATGATGAGATTGTTGAGCTATTTG